TAAGATTATTAGGTTACCTAGAAAGTAACTATAGTCTAGTAAATATAAAGAAAGTGTGTATTGCATTGTTAATCAATGGGGTATGCACTTTTTATTTCCATTAGAATTAAATCGTAAATTTGTATGAACAGAGAAGTAGACGTTAAGATTAACCAATTGATGAAAGAAAAGACTCACTTAGAAGCTAGGCTTGAGTTGATTGTTAGGGAATTACGACTTACTGTTTTAAAAAATAGTATCACAAATGTTAATGCACATCATACAACTGACCGAAGAGGAAGATGACAGCTATGATTTCCAGGATAACTCTGAGGAATCAGATGCTTATATCAACATCTATCAGGTGGCGAGTGTAACGGCTGATGAAGAAAATAGTGATAGGTGTTTTGTATATATGTCTAATGAGGATTACTTCTATGTAAACGAATCAATGGATAGTTTTACAGCAAGGTATCAAGCAGTCCTTTACGGATCAGTATTGACAAAGTTTTATGACACTAGAAATAGTCATAATTAAAATAGCTCTCATGTGTGGTGTGTGATTGTGTGTAGTTTTGGTTAACCCTCAGGTAAAATCTGGGGGTTTTTTATGTGTCAAAAAACGCACTTTTTGATATATGTTTAGTTTATATAAGTCAAAAAAAGACCCCACTATGAATAGCAGGGTCTAACTATTAAACTACAAACAAAACATACTACTTTTTGTTATACTGATTAGCTCCGTAACCTATAGTTACTGCAACAGATATAACGTATAATGCTCTTTCATACCATTCCCACATTGTTGGGTTATACTTATTGATAATGAAAGCAAACGGTAGATACAAACCTACTAATAAAAGTGATAAGTTAATTAAAATATCTCTATATATTTTCATGTCGATAGATTAAAATGGCAAACTTTTGCCACTTGGTTTATAATCACCTGCTTTAAATGTGTCCATTTCACAATAGAAATCACTTTGTTCAGGTCCTGCGTTCTTTTTGTCTTTGATAAGGATAGAACACCATCCTTTGTTAGATGCTGCGAACTCATTTAGTTTCTTTAAGTCCTCTGGACCGAATGATACTTTTCTGAATGATCCGTAAGCTGATCTAAGTGTGAAACATCTTCCTAAGAAGTTCTCTTTTTGTGTTGCCATGATATTTGTTTTGGTTTATAAACTATTTTTAATTCCTTCTTTAAATTTTTCTAAGTATAATACAGCGTCCATAAGTTCTTGCTGTAAATGCTCAGCCCATTCTTTGGTGTTTAAGTCAGTTCTGTCAAGGTTAGTTCCGTATTTCGTAAAGCCAATATTAGCTCTATCTTTATACTTAGTAATCACAGACTCGACTATAGTGTCATACTTATTCTCCATGCCCTTTGTATTTTCTTACTTGTTCTTTAAGTTGTGCTCTCCATTTGATGTCTACTGTGCCATCGTTTAAGATGTCTTCTACTAACTTAATAGTTTCAGCAGTTACAAACTTGCTTTCCTTAGGAACTACAGTAACCTTAACTTCTTTTGTAGTTGTCTTGGATACTTTTTCTGACTTGTTTTCTAACTCTTGATTTTCCATAATTGTTGTTTAGCGTCCTTGACCACGATATGCTTTTGGTCTTGGACTATGTTTGTTATAAGATTTCTTTGCTCTTCCTTCTTTACGCTTCCCGAAACTCACCTTTGTACTCGTCCCAGATGCTGATTTTGCTTTCGCCATTGTCTAAAAATATTGTTAAATTAATTGTTCCGTCTGATACTTGTTGACATACAATAGATGTGCCACCGCACATACCTAAGTGAGTTAAGAACTCTATCTGTGATACACTTAACCTATCACCTATAGCTTTAATCTCACAAGCAATGAATTGACCATAGTTCTTATGGTAACCAATGATGTCAGGTAAACCTTTCTTACCAATGAAAGACCTTCCCTTAACTGCTAGGTTATTATTCCTCCATACTTCATAACCTAAACTATCTAAATATTCTAGCATCATCTTGGTTAAGTCACTTGCTGTTTTGTATGTCATATAAACGAAATTACATCAATTAATCGAAACGTATCATCTCCACAGTTGGAACTTTTACATATCTTATGCCCTCGACTATCTTAGTTTTACCCCATTTAAAGTGTCTTCTTGCCTTTATTCTTAGCATCTCAGCTCTTATAAAGTAGATTCTATCTTTAAGGTCAAAGTTTATAGCAAAGAACTCTACTCTTGTGTCTGCTATACCACTAGGCTTACCATTATTCTCATATTCAAGCCACATATATTTCTGCTTTAGGGCTTTTGGCTGTTGGATAACCAAGATTTTTGTGTTCCTAGCAAACAATAACAATGCCTGGTAAGTGCCATCTTTAGCCTTAGCTTGTTCTATGTCGAACTTACGAGTATTCTTATAGTTCCTATTTAAGTCCACTTCTCTTTGGTAGTTTTAGTTTCTTAGCGTAAAAGTATAGTGTTTTTGTTCCTACACCTATACCAACTGCTATATCATTTAAGTCATGAAATCTAGCAGTATCATACCATGCTCTAGTTATAATACGTTGCTTCATGTTCTCAATGTTAAGGTCTTCGCCTTCTATTACTTCTACTTCAATAAATTTTTGCTTCATAGTTTATAATTTATAATCTTCGAATGTTATTGTTTCACCTATAAATCTTACTGCCATATTTTTTGTCGGTCCATGTCGATTCTTTTCAACTTTTACTATAACAAGATTTTTAGAATCATACTCTTTTCCATCAATTTCTACTGGTTCAGTCATCTCATAATATGCAGGACGCATTAACATTATTACTATGTCGCTATCTTGTTCGATACTACCTGATTCTCTAAGATCAGACAACATTGGTAGCTTATCAGCTCTTTCCTCAACCTTTCTAGATAACTGCGATAAGGCAATAATTGGTACTTCCAACTCTTTGGCTAAGGCTTTAAGGCTTCTGCTTATAAAACTTACTTCCTGCTCTCGGTTTTGGTTTTGTTTGCCTTGTCCACTCATTAGCTGAAGATAGTCTAGGAATATAACCTTAATACCATACTTCTGCTTAAGAATAGTAGCCTTAGCTCTGAGTTGTGAGATACTGATTCCTCCAGTATCTTCTATGTAGATGGGTGCTGTGATTATCTTGTCATCTGTCTTTAAAAGTAGCTTACGTTCATAGTCATTCAAATTATTCGTTCTAAGGCGTTTTAAGGGCACTTGGCTTGTTATTGACTCTAACCTTTCAACTAACTGTTCGGAGCTCATTTCTAGGCTAAAAATAGCCGTAGGGACGTTATTTAGGATAGCTAAGTGATAAACACTTGAAAGCATCATTGCAGTCTTACCTGCACCAGGTCTAGCAGCTATTATACATAGGTCAGGTTTACACCATCCTGCTATGGTTTGGTTTAACTCTTGAAATCCTGTATTAAATCCTAAAAGTTCTCCATTACTTGCTAAATCCCTAGCAAAGTTGATAGCCATAACTACGTCAGTTATGCTTTTTTCATAGATATTGCCATATTCTTGGATAGATAATAGTTGACTATTAAGGTCAGATAAAAGGTCTAATGATTGACTATCGTTATCTAGGCATTGATTCTCAGCTATTCTAAGTACTTTATAGGCTTCACGCTTCTTGTACATCTCAATAACAATCTCAATATGGGTGTTTATGTGAGCTGTTGTAGTTACATTATCAGTTAACTTTGATAGGTAAAAAGCTCCACCAACATCTTGTATGTCCTTATCTTGCGAAAGTTTTTGAGCTACGGTAGTAAGGTCTATAGATATGTTACTATCATACATTTCCTTAATAGCGTTAAAGATTTTTTGGTGCTTTAGATCGTAGAATATGTCAGTTTTTAGATGACCAATAACCAATGGGATAGTCCTTTTGTCTAAAAGCAATGCCCCAAGTATGTTAGATTCAATATCTATAGCTTTTGGTAGGTTTATAGCAATCATTTAAGTTTTATTTGTGTAGTTATTTTGTTTGTAGGTACGTTAGTAGTATTAAATTTAGAACTATTCCTTTGCCAAGTTCTTATAGTTGCTTTCCAATCTTTCATAGGGTTTTTACCTATTAACCAACCATTAGATTCATAATGGTCTATAAAATAAGAAGGATCAAGAGTTAAAAAGCCTATTTCTTTAGCATATAAGTCTATCTCATTAGCTGTTGGTCTTATAAACTTAGTTTTCTTAATATTTAATTTACTATTAATTGTATTAGTATTACTTATAGGGGCACTTTCACCGACTTCGGCATTTATAGAACTCGGTGATTTATCATCTCGGATTGCTGGTGTATCATATACTACATGATTCCATCCAGTAAATCTTCCAAGCTCATTTATAACCTTTACAGACAAGATATAGTTCTTAGTTTGTAACCCCTTAAAAACTCTGTCTAGTTGACCTTTAGTGCAACCTAATCTTTCATGCAAGTTAGTTTTATAAACTACCCAATCATGCCTCATGCTTAGTAAGTAAATTAGTAATCCTCTCTCCTCTAATGTTAATTCGACATTCCTAATAATCTCGTTGTCGATGGCAGTAAACTTCTCAGCCGATCTGCTCTTAACAATCATTCCTGTATTCATAAAATAAAAAAGCCCTCAGATTTGCGGGAGTCCGTACACCCCCACGCCTCTTCGGGCAATAAGTTTTAACTGCAAAGTACGGTTTGCATTGACAAATATACTATTTATCCTTAACTATCCTAAAAACCACATCTCTATTATTGTGCTTAAATTTCCTCTTTAGTAATGGGTTAAGTGATTTCTTTATTGAGTCTTGTGTTATTCTTGTATTCCTTGCTGCATGAGCTAAAGATTTAAACAATACTTCACTTTTGTCATCAACATAAATCATCCTCACTGGTACTGAGTTCTCTAATCCTGCAATCTCCATCATATATTCTTAAATTTACTAATTATGGTTAATGTTACAAATAGCAATATTGCTAGTGGTATAGATATTACTATAAACTTTACCAACTCGTATAAAAATATTATCGTTTGTTTCATGTTTGTAGTTTAAAATAACCACCCCAAGTTTCACTAATTACTATCAGGTTATTAATATTTTATCATGAGGTGGTTAAGATTTTTATTTCTTTAAGTTAATCTTAAAGGTTGTAGTGCTAATTCTAGGAGCTGGGTGTACTATTTCGCCTGATTCAGGATCAACCATAGCGGTTGGTAGTGTTCTAAGCATCTTTTCCCTTTCCTTAATAGCAAACTTCATAGACTCTAATTGGTCATTCATCTTGCTCCAAGTATAGTCTTGGTCATAGATATACTTAACTCCTGATTCAAACTTAGCCATTTCGCTTCCTAAGACCTCAGCCTTGCCTCCAGGATATTTACTAAGCTCATCTAGTACTAACTCTTTTAAATCAGCTCTAATGCCTTCTAAAAGCTGTACTACAGCCTCTGACTTAACGAGTAGTTCTAATGGTGACTCACCAGTTTGTGTAAAGTGATCTACTATCTGCGACTTGATTAACTCAATAGCAAATTTGTTCGGTTCTATAGAACTAAGTTCTACTTTTGGTAATAATTGTAAACTCATTTTATTTTAGGTTTTCTTTTTTCATTTTTAATACCTTCATCAATGTTTCATCAGAATCAAATGATTGCTTGTAAGTAAAGTATACATCAGTTAATTGCTTAACCTTAGTACACTTAGCTACTTCCATCATTATTTCTTCTCTTGTAGGCTCGTCTTGTAAGATTTCAGCTACAACCTCTTGTACTGGCTTAGAGGTTTTTTTTGGCTCTTCATGTACAAAGTCCATCTCTTCAGCAGGTGTCGCCTCGAATCCAGCAGCTTTCATTAACCATGCTAACTGATTACGGAATGCTTTACCTACTGCTCTAGTCTGTGCCATAGATAAGATAGCATACTCATCAAAGAATTTTTTGCTTCCCTCTTTGTTAGAGCATATTGCTATGCCTACTGATACCAACTTATTGTCTTGGTACGATCTAACTTCGCAAGTAGCCATGTACTTAATCTCTGTTTCACTTGATAAGTCTTGTACGCTTGTAATGATAGGGAATAAGCCTAGTGAAGCACCAGCCATCTGCCAGGCTTCTACATTACAATAGTCCTTACCCTTGATGTTAGATACTAGGTGTGCTTCTTTAACAAATCTTTTAAGCTCGTTAGATAAAGAAAGCATAGAGTCCTTGTTTACCATGTGGTAACTAGGTGCTTGAATTTGGTTGTTAGTTGTTTGCAGTTCCATGTGTTAATTGATTTGATTGTGTAAAAAAAGTTGCTTGTTTGATTGGATATTGTTCCCACATTTTAACTATTGCCTCCATAGTTTCAAAACTTGATTGGCTGTAGTTCATGTTGTGGATAATCTTAGCGACAAAGATTTTTTTGTCTACTTCGTTCATGTGTGCGAATGTTGATAGCATAGTGTTTGTTTTAATAGTTTTCTGAATATAGTTTTGGTATCTTAATCTTACTTCTGACTTGTGTGTATTGCTCCATATAGTATGGTACAACTTCTACATCATTTACAAAGGTGTTTATGCCATGTAGCACTGTAGTCCTATCTCTATGGAAATAAGGAGCTATCTGGGCGGCTTTTTGCTTGTAGTGTACATGAAGGATATAGAAACACATATTACGAGCAAGTACCTGAGGTCTATATCTACCTTTCTTAGTTATTATCTTAGCATCTAAATTACAAGCTTTAGCTACCTTGTTGACTAGGTTGTTTACGATGTCCTGATCTACATAAAGAGGTTTTTTCTTTAGTAAGTTTTGTCTTGGTGTTCTAAATTTCGCTGTAATCATTGATTTGGTTTTTAAGTAGTTCTAGTTTTTTGGAATAAAAGGTTTTTATTAGCTCGGTCATCTCGTAATCATGGTTCTTAAGCCTTGTTTCAATAACATAACGACTATAGCCTGTAATCTCCATAATCTTCTTCATGTCGCCATACTTAAATAGGCTTTTGTAGTCTGTGATCTCTTGCATTTGTTTATTTAGTTTTAAAGTGATTGATATGTCTATCTATTCCTTGAACTGCTGCATCTAAAGAAGCGTAATAACTTGCTCTCCAGTAATACCATTTGCCATGTAGGATTTGGTTATCCCAGGTAATATACATCCCTTTGTAGGTGTATTGTTTTGACATTCTTCCGTTACTGTTTACATAGGTAAACTCTTCTTTGATACCTTTTTTCTTTTGTTCTAGGGTTAGTTTCAACATTGGTTTTGGTTTTATTCCTCTAGTGAGGGTTTTGGATAGATTTTTGTTTCTAGGACTTCTGATGTTCTGAGTGGTAGACCTTGACTAAGCTTCTCAAAGATGGCATAAGCAACCTCTTTTTTAGTGCTGATAGTTCCACTGATAAATACACCATCTTGCTTAGTAAAGTAGATTGTGTCGTTAAGTAATTGGTCTGTTTCGGCTACAAATTCGAATTTCATGTGTTGTATGTTTTATTTGTTAAGTTTTTGGTGTCTAGTAAAGTAGGTTTTTGGATCACCTATCTTGACCTGGCTCATATTCTTCTCATATTCCAATGGATGAATGCAAGTTTTTGTCTGGTAATTGTAATAGGCTTGTTCGCCTTTGTCAATGATAGTGCCAGTAATACCGCACTTCATCTGGTAACTGAGTGTGATTAATTCGTGCATGTGTTTTTTGTTTTGGTTGTAGAATGTAAAATTAGGAAGTTTTTGTAAATATTTAAAAGTTTTTTGTTAAAATATTGTTAAAGGTTTGCAAAAGTTTTTGTCCATGCAAAAGATTTTTGCCTAGCAGATTTTTGTGGGTTTTTTGGGGAGTTTTTGCATAGGGTTTTTGGCAGATTTTTGTCTGCAACTGAAAAGTAGTTGCATAGTCAATCAATGGTGCAACATCAATGGTTGAACATGGATATTTCATGCCATATCTTGACTTATTGACTAAAATCAATTTAAACGCTATTTTAAGCCGTTTCTAGCTTGTTTTATATGTTAGTAAGGTACTTACATTGTTTTATTTTTTTAGTGTCTTATTTTGGCTGTAATTCGTTTATTGCTTTTTCAATTGCTGCAATAATTGCGGGAAATTGTTCTTTTGTAGTAATGATCATAAATTAAAATTTAACGGGCTAAATGCTCAAACCAACTTTTTTTACTTTGTTCCTCAAGTTCCTTTGCTACTTTATCCGCTATTTTTTCGAGCGTTTCAGTATAAAGATCTTTGTAAAATTGCAATAGGTTTGCGTCCTTTGG